ACAGAAGTTATTACTATAAAAGATAAAATCTTAGAAATTAAGCCAGCTCATATGAGTGATGACGATGTTATTGTCTTTTCTCCGACCGCCGTATCTATCCCAATTACTTTTTCAAGTTTAAGCCCTAACACAACGGCAATGAAAACAGCTATCACAAACTCTTTAACTGACTTTTTTAAGCTATCAAACAACATTGGTGAGAATGTTAAATTAGCTGATATAAACGCTGTTATACAACAAACAATAGATTCAAGTGGAAGCGTGCCAATTTATACTTTATCTGCGCCAAGTGCGGATACAACAATTGGTTTAAACCAAATTGGAACATTGGGGGTGATTACTTTTGTCTAATTTCCAAGCTCATACATTAGAACAGCACCAACAGGCGATTAGCCAGTATATGCCTAATGATCGGCTATTTCAAGCTAAGAATGTTAAAGGCACTAATCTTTACAAGTTATTCTTAGGATTAGGCGGTGAGTTTACAAGAGTTGATGAGATATTTCAAAATGTTTGGGATAATACCAATATTTTGACCACAAACGATTTAGAATATATTGCTAGATGGGAAGGTGCGGTTGGAATACCAGATGATTGCTTTACACAAACAACTTCACTTTCTTTAGAAGAAAGAAGAGAACAGGTTTTAGTTAAACTGACTTCTTTAGGAGTTTTAACAGAACAAGATTTTATTGATTTGGCGGCTATCTTTGGATATACGATTGAAATAAGCAATGGGATAGAATATGGAACTTTTCCACTAACTTTTCCATTTACATTTTTTGCGAATCCTAAACAAGCAAGATTTACAATGATTGTAAATATGCCAACAAGTTTAGCTCCAACATCAGTTTTCCCCCTAACCTTTCCTTTCACTTTTAGTAGTGGCGGTGGGTCGGTTATTGAGTGTTTATTTAACAATCTAAAACCAGCTAATACATCAATTGTTTTTAATTATATTTTATAGAAAATGGACATAGTATCAAAGATAAATGGAAATACATGCTCTGCAACAGAGTTTAACCAGATTCCAACAGAGTTAGAAGCGTTACAAACTTCGTCTGGTCAAACTTCGTCTGATGCAATCTTAAACCAAGTTTCAATTGCAACATCAAGATATGCCGCAAATAATTTCTACATAGATAGCGGAGCGGCTGATGCTTATGTTCTAACGCTTGCAGCCTCATTTACTAACCCAGTTAGTGCAACTGCTGGTTATTTTACTGGAATGACAATTCGCTTTAGAGCTGGAAATGCAGGAACTGGTGGAGCGGCAACAGTGAATGTAAACGGAGCTGGAGTAAAAAGCCTTAAAGAAGCAGATGGAACTACTAATCCTTCATTTATTCCTACTACTCAAGATACAGAATGGAGATATGATGGAACGGTTTTTCGCTTAGTAAGCGATTCCCCGCTTGTGGCGTTTAGAGCCTTTAGGAATACTTCAGTCCAAACTATCGCAGCTTCAACGGCAACAAAAGTTCAATTAAATGCAGAAACTTTTGACACAAATGGATATTTTGATTCTGCAACTAATTATCGCTTTACACCACTAATAGCTGGATATTATCAATTTTCTGGAACTTGTAATATTACTGGAATTACAGGCAACAGATTGGAATCAATGATATATAAAAATGGCTCAAAAGTCTCTAGCGGTTCTTCGTTTATTGGCACGGGAGATATGATTTCAGTTGTATCTGACATGATTTATCTGAATGGCTCAACCGATTACATTGAGCTTTATGTTATACAATACTCTTCTGATGGAAATGAAAATTTACAATTCGGATCAGCGAACACTTTTCTTTATGGTTACTTAATTTCTTAAAACTATGCCAAAACAAACTATTATCACATATTTGAAGCAAAATAATGTAACCGATTTTTCTAAATTTTTGCTTCAAGACGATGGAAACGGAATTTATATAAAAAATTGGGAATATAGCCTTGTAAAACCAGAGCTTCCATTTTGCGAAGATATTGCATTATCCACCTTAAAAAATGAAAAAATCAACCAATGTCTAGCTTATTTATCATCAACAGATTGGCAAATAATTAGACTTTCAGACCCAACATCAGGCGAATCTTTGAAAGAAGGCGTTGCTGATAATAGAGCTTTAGCAAGAAGTTTGCAAGATCAGATAAAAGCTTGCACAACTTTAGAAGAAGTAAACGCAATTAACATTAATTTTCAATAAATATGCTAGGATTATTAGGAAGCTTACTGGAAGATAATAGCTTAAAACAACAAGGATTTTGGAATGCTTCAACGAATACTCCCACTTTAGCCAATAGTGTTGGAGTTCAAGGTTATTACTATGTTGTTTCTGTTGGCGGCACTGTCAACTTTGGAGCTGGAAACATTACTTTTACTGTTGGCGATTGGGTTTATTACAACACAGCTAATCAATGGGTTAAGTTTGAAACTGGTGTTGCTTATACACCAGAAGATGTAGCAAATAAAGCAACTACTTTTGGAACTATAAACGATACTCTTTACCCTTCCGTTAAAGCAGTTAATGATCAATTAACAACGAAAGTAAATAAAGCTGGCGACACAATGACTGGCAGTCTTAACTTTAGCGGAAACGGCTTAGATATTACTGGCGATTTTTCAAACGCAACTCGTGCAAACCGCCTTGCCCTTCAAACATCAACTGTAAACGGAAATACCAGAGTTCCTATACTTCCAAATGGCACTGCAAGACTTGCTGGCATAGATTGCCACGATGGCGCTGATGCTGACAATTCTTCATTTTTACAAGTCCATTCCGACGGCACAAATAATCATTGCGGCTTAAATTCTGGAAAAGTTGGTACTGGCGTGGGAAAAGATTTAGTGCTTCAAGTTGAAGGCATAAATAGAGCTAAAAGTAGTTTCGTAGATGGCGGCTTCCAATATTTACAAGCTGTAAATGCACAAACTGGTACAACCTATACTTTAGTTGCTGATGATTTTGCAAAATTAATTACTATTAATAATGCATCACCAATTACAATAACCCTTCCTCAGCAATCAACAACTCCAACAACTACGGGCTTTTTCGGTAAAGTTAGAAATTTGGGAGTTGGTGTTATTACTTTTGTTAAAGAAGGCGCAGAAACTCTGGACGGCAATACAACTTTAAACCAATTTGGCGAAGTACTTATTGAAAGACCTACTACAACGAAGTGGTCAATAGCTTACGGCACAGCATTAAAACCTTGGCAAATTGAAGCTACAAGAGTTCCTTCAGTTCCAGTTGCCGGCACAACTTATGTTTTAGTAACTAAACCTAAAAATCCTTTTACAATCACTGGCTTTGTTCAACAAGCTACTTCGCTCGGAACTGCTGGTACTTATACTGTGTTTATTAACGGCGTAGCAATAACTGGTTTAACTGCGGTTGCAAATACAACTACAATCAATGAAACCGCAGCAACTGCTTTAAATAGCGTTAGTGCGGGAGATCAAGTAACAATAGTTCTTACTGGGATTGTTGCACCTGTTGGCTGGATTGGCTCTATATCAATTTTAGAATCATTATAATATGGCAACCCTAACTCAAAAAACTCCATTAGTTATACAACCTAATTGTTCAAATTGTTTATTGTGGATGCGACCGCAAGATGTTAATGCGGAAAACATGACATTTAGTGGTGGCAGACTTGCTGCAATAAAAAATTTGGCAAATAACCGCATTTTAATTAATAACACAGTTACTGCCAACCAACCTAGCACTGGTGTTGAAACGATTAACGGATTAAACGCTATTGGCTTTGACAATGACAACAACCGTTGGCTGCTAACTGGTCTTCCAGCTTCAATAACCAATTTTACTGTCTTTTTAGTTGTTCAGCAATTGGTTAGTGCGACTCAAGGCATAGTCTTGGGCGGAAGCACTTCCGTTCAAGTAGTGAGAATGTCTACCACTAATTTGGGTTACAACTCCACAGACGGCACAACTGGAATTACTTTAGCGGCTGGAGCATCAGTTCTTACAGCACCAGCAATTTTTGCAATTACTGGAAATGTTGCAACATCGACTCGAAATCTTTATAAAAATAGCGCAACAATTGGAGCTACTGGTGCTTATGATGGTGCCATTGCACCTGGTGGCTTTGGTACTGCAACTGCAAGTTCGGGTAGCGCTCGTGGTGGTTTTAAGCTGGGCGAAACTATTGTGTATAAAAGTGTGCTTTCAGCGGATGAAATAACTACAATTATGCGATATTTAGCCAATCAATGGGGGGTGATTCTTACTTAGTATGGAAATAAAAATAAAAATAAATATTTTTGACACTTTTCAAGAAGCTAAACAAGCGCAAGAATACGATCATCTTTATCAAAAAGCGGTTGAATTAGCGACTATTTGTGAAGTTAGCTTAGAAACTATACGCCAGAATAATTTACATATTTTACAAGATGGCGTTTTTGCTTTAGAGGCGTATGTTATTGAAAATAATATTGTAATTCATGATTTAGATTTATATAAGCGTGTCATTAAGCATTGGAAAATTACAACTGGCTGGTCTGATCATTTTAAATACAAAGATAAATTTGCTTATTTGAAAGATCACTCGGATATTTGCTGGGAATGGATAGAAATAGATTCTTCCGAAATAATGCCATTAGACATTGAAGGGGAGTTAAGTTAATGGACGAAATACTTGATACTGTCAATTCTTTAATCTTAAAAACCGCTGGAGGCTTAATAGCTCTTTGGGGTCTAATAGGTTACGGATTAGTAAAAATTTTTGGATTTCTTGGAGGTTGTGCATTCGAGGGCGCAATTAGTAAAGGTTTAGAAAAAATGATACCTGCGGTAAAATCTGAATTTAAGAAAGAATTTGAATTTATTAAAGGAGATGTTAGTGAATTAAAAGAAGAAATTGGAGAATTAAAATCTTCAATTGGAAGTTATAGAAAAGTTAAGCATGATATAGAAACTGAAAATAAATATTTTGTAGATGCTTTGATTTCTAAAGATGAAGAGATGTTGGATGAATTTAGGGAAATTCTTATTAAAAGAGGAAAAAGAAAAAACTATGAATAACCAATGCGATAGACCTTTAACAAATGCAGAAGTTGCTTTGAGAATAGTTAAAGAGTTTTTTAAATTCTTTTCTAAACCTCCGTTAAGAGCCACATTTTTTTCTATAAGTTTTTGTAGCGGCATGTTTTTTTTTATTTCTAAAATTTCTGTATTTGATTGTATTGAGGGGGCTAAATGGTTAATTTCTTTACTGTAAAAATGATTGAATATTTAAAAACTGTTGCTATCTTTGTAGGCGTTATTGGAATTTTCTTTTGCGGTAAAATAAAAGCTGAAAAGAAAAGACTGGAAGAAGAATTGGAAGAAAAAGAATCTGAAATTAAAAATATAAATGAAACTCAAGAACGCATTGCGAAATACGATAATACTCCTATTGCTGATAAGCGTAACTGGTTGCGGTCACACAACAAAACAAAGTAACTTCTGCCAATGGGCAAAGCCTCTTCCTACTGGCGAAAAAGAAGGTGTTTATGAAGAAATATTATCTAATGAGATGATAAGAGTGTTATACATTTATCAAAGAGAATATAACTGCTCTTGCTTAAAACAATGCCCTGCCAATGATTAAAATATTATTTACTATAATTTTATTATTAGCATCATCAAACGCTTACGCCTACGAGTGGGAAATTCTGCGTGTAGTTGACGGCGATACATTGGAAATCAAAAACGAGTGCTTCCCAAAAGAATTAAAACTATCAGTTAGAGTTTTGGGAATAGACACGCCAGAAAAAGAATCAAGAGCTAAGTGCGAAAAAGAAGCTAAGCTAGCAGAAAAGGCCTCAAAGTTTACTAAGCAATTTATTGGAAAAAATAAAACAGCTACTTTTAGAAACATCAAATGGGACAAGTACGGCGGCAGGTTACTTGCAGATGTTGAAATAAACGGCAAAAGCTTATCAGACGAGCTAATAAAAAATGGATTAGCCCGATCGTACGATGGAAAAAAAAAGGGGTCTTGGTGTAAATAAAATAGCTTTTAAAGTTGTTTCAAATTCTAGCAATGGAGTACAATTTAACACTTCATTTAACTTAACTTTAACTTTTTTATTTTAACGGATCATTAATAGCATCAGTATAAACCCCAATATACTTTGACGAATCAAAAGGCTCATCAAAGTTAAAACAAAAAGCCCAAGCTACAATCATAACAATAGCAAAGAACCCTGCATATATCCACGGATCATTTTTCATTTTTTTTTCTTCAATTAATTTAAGTTCTTCATTAATCTTGGCAACAATTCCATTAGCAAGTTGATAGTGAGCTTGCTCATCAGTTAAGCCACCCCGACGCATTATATAATATAATTCAAAATCCCAATCAAGAATTGAGTCAAATTTCCTATTCATTTCTGTACTCTGCCCACAAATAACATGATCCACATATTTAAATACTACATATTTCACATCTGGACGGTCAGAAAAATCAACTCCTAAAATTCTTTTAATAATTTCTAAACCTCTTTCTAGCTCCTTTTCTGATAACATTATTTCCCCTCCAATTTAGTTAATTTATCTTTATATTTTGGTTTTGTTACTCCGTATCTAGGCGGAGTTCTCTTTAAATTTTCTCCGCCATGAGCAGGGCAAAATGAACAAGATAAAAGATTTTTTCTTAGCTTCTTGATGACTGATGAATTTGTTTCTTTTAATTTTTCTATCCTTTTGTTTGCCATTTTCATTTTTTTAAAATTCTTAACCGATATAGAAAATCGACCGTCATCACTAGCTTTATTTTTAATGTTATGCAATTCCATAACATTAAAACTTTTATTATTTAATTGCTCCCATAGATCGAAAAACTATTAGTTCCCGCCTAATTTTTAATGTTACCGAATTCGGATACATTAAAACTTTTATTATTTAATTGCCATTTTCATTTTTTTAAAATATCCTTAACAAATCCTGTAAATTTATCATACTCTTTAACGCTTGACATTGCTACCTCAATCCCATTATTTTCAACATGAAGAAAAAATTGGTTGTTAAACAACGCCATAATCATTAAATCAATAAAACTGTTTATATCGTGCATTTCATAATAAGTAGTACTAATTCTTCTTACAGCTACTTTATTGTTAGTTTCAAACATCTCATAAACAAAACGCAAATCATGATTGAAATAAGAAGTTGCTAATTCTATTAATTGTGAATCTTTAAAAAATAATTTACCGCTTACTTTGCCAATATTTGTATAATTATCATTGCCATCATTTGAAAACCCTTCTGTTAAAGTTATGACATCTCCTTCTTTTAAATTGTAATAGCTCAAAAAAGCAGATTTAGCCTTTGAAACAACTTCGTCTATAAAGAATTTTTCAAATTCTTGGTTGGCTTTTGAATATTGAAGATTTTGCTTATTGTATAATTTTTTTAGCTCTTTCATTTACTTCCCCTCCAATTTTCTTAATCTTGCTTCCATGTCTTCTACTTGATTTATGAAGTCGGTTAATAGACAAAATTTTTTAATAACACTATTATCAATCTCGAAACTAAAATCTTTATTATCTGGAGTAAATATTCCATTGCAGTAATAATAAGGGATTATTTGAATATGATGTTTATGTTTTACTAAAATTCGACATCCATAATATGGCAACTCACTAACATCTTTCCAAATACTCACTGGCTCGACACATTCTTCTTTCATGTCGATTTTAGGTTCTGGTTTCGACTCAAGGGCGTTGATTAGATTTTGCGCCCTGCTCAATACCTTCTCCACAATTCCAGTTTCTCCAGTCATTGCTCGCGCTTCTACTGAATCAATTGCTAGTTTAAATCTCTCTAAAGCCCTCTCAACTTCGCTGACTTCACTCATATTCCAAGCAGCTTAAGCATTCTACACTCTTGCCATAATACCTTATGCTGCAATCCATTGCACTTTTCTTCAAGCTCCTTCGCTTTCTTTGCCCAAGCCTCACATTTCATTGCGTTAATTTTACCTCCGCATTGAGCGCAAGGATTAGCAACTATATAAGCTTTGCGCTCTTGCAACTCTTCTTCAAGCTCTTTGTTCTTAGCTAGTAGTGCTTCGTTTTCTTTCTTTAATCTTGCATTAGCATCATAAATTATGGCGTTATCCTGCACGACAGTAAGTAGAGCAGAAGTAATCGCTTCTAACTCTTCTTGGAGTTCTTCGATCACTTTCATCGCTTTAAAGAATTCATTATTGGTCGGCTCAAACTCATATGATTTTTTAATATTATTAAGTTCCTCTATTCTCTCGCTTAGTGTTTTAGTTTGCATATATTGTTATTTTACCTTTCATAGTTAGTTATTATTTATTATTTTAAATTCACTATATCTCTTAGCCATCATTCTCTGTATTTTATACACCGCCCTCAAATATATCTGTTGAATATTTTGGTAACTAGTATTCTCAATTTTAGCTATTTGGTTAAAAGTCATGTAGTAATCATAACTTCCTCTTTTGCATCTCATATTGTTTCAATGATTAATTAAATATTTACAAAGCAACGCTGTAAACTAAGATAGGCGTGCAATAACGCCTTGTTTTATTTGTGCGACTGGATTTGAACCAGCGATATATTAACTTTCATTAACTGCCTTATACCAACTATGCTATCGACACTCTCTTAATTCGTGATTAGTCTTTCGACACAGCGTTGCCATAAAAATATTTATAAAGTCGCAATCAATAGAAGTTGTACTTGCTTCTATTAGTCTTTACCCTCCTACCCCTACAAAAGAATCAGATTTAGATACCTATGGCAAGTCTTTGTAGAACCCCAGTATCGTAGCAACATGACCTGTTGTTGCCCGTGTAGATTGCGACCATAAAAATATTCTAGCGCAGGGTTAAGAATCGAATCTCAATCTCTTTAAGCCTTCTTGAACCTAACCAATAACTTCTTAAAAGATCCCAGCTTGTATTATAAAAACACCCACAGCCAAGTAAGCTTTTCCTTCTCTTTTTTAAAAGGCTGTGGATGCTATCCCTAGAATAAATAATACCACTTCTTTAACCTAGGGATAAAAATTATTATCAAAGTTAATTCTTATTATGCAATAGACAAAATGCAAATAAATAAAAATAAATTACTTGACATGATTTAGCTTAGGGATTCAAGGTTTAAAGATTTTGTATTACTATTTTACCTTCATCACCCCACCATTTTGAAGCTTCAATATTATAAATAATTTTATCTTGTTCTAAGAGTGCGTCATTAACCGCCTTAAGTAAATTATCAAGGTCGGGAGTGTTTCTATGAGCTTGTCCACGCATTAAGTCTTTTTTCTTTTGCGACCAAGCTTTAGGCATAGACAAGTAAAAAACTATTTTATAAGAATCTGATATTTTAAAGCTTCCTGTCTTTAAGCGTAACTCATCACAAAAAGCTCTGTACTGCAAAACGCAAGGTCTTTTTTTCCACTTATCTGCACGAGTCATGCGTGGTTTAGTATTTGGCTCTATGTAGATTATTATGTTACTCATTTACAAATCCTTATTTTTAAATCTCCGATGTTGTCCAGTTGACCTATTATCTCTGGAAGCTCTAAGCATAACCACATATTTTGGATTTTTTACTTCCGCATAAGAATACTCATGATTTCCATCTGCGTACTCTTTCACTATATTTTTTTGCTTTATCACTTCAAAATCAAGCTTATGCACTAATCCACAGTCGCAGCAAGCCATTTTATAGCCTTTCATCTGGGGCTTAATCCAATCTGACCAACCATCCTCATTTTCCACGATTACTGGAAATTTTTTTCCGCTCATTTATTTCCTTTTTAGTTTTTCTTTAAGCATTGCTTCTGCGGTACCATAAGCAACTTCCGCTATATCAGCCGCTACATCTCCATAATTAATCATGGTCTTGTAATTTTTTAAATAAAAAGATTGCTCAAACATAACAGCCGCAAACTTCATAGCACAGTCATCAACATACTTCTCACAAAGCATATCAAAACCAAACTCGTTCTCATGAAGCTTTTTGTCTTCAAGAGCTTCTAATCTTGCGTCTACTTCTGCGTTAATATCGTATTGTGTTTTTATCATTCGTCAAACTCCTTATAATATTGACCAGTTCTAATTATTTGCCCCTTAACCTCACACTTACAAATCAAGTCCTTAAGATAAGTCTTTTGCGCCCAAACCCCAACCCATCTATCTTTACAAGAAAGACAGATTAATTCAGCTACATGATGAGGCTGGTTATTCTCTTTGTATTCCTGCAAGTCTATAACATTATCTTGGGGGGAATTTTCCGTCATAATCTACAGTTATTTCTTTAATATTATCAAGCTTAACCGCTGATTCCTCTATTATAGATTTATCAACTCTCCCCTCAAAGATTGCTTTAATATAAGCCTTTTCTTTTTCCCCCACTGGTTTATCTGTTTTTATATGCTTTAGAATCATTTTTAATTCTCAATATATTATCTTTCATAAAACCATACTCCTAACTGCTTTTTTATTAAACTGTTTAATCTCGTCCATTAAATCATTTGCTAACGCATAACCAAAAACATCATCGAAAGTAGCAATCTTGATAAAGCAACTCTTTTCAAGTAACTTGATCGAAGCCTCGTTATCTTTCTTAACTAATGCAACCAGTCTTGGAATATCTAACCTTTTACATTTTTTTAAATACTTTGGCAACTCAATTGACATTACGCCTTGATTCCAATATTCCTCAATTAGAGAGTATTCTAGGTGGGGTAAGCCATTCCTTTGTTGCTTTATAAGTCTAATATAACCAATTACTTTACTGCCTATTCTTAACTCGTTTACATTAAAGATCCTTGGAATCATTTTGGTTAGTTAATTTTGAAGTTATTTCTTCTTTTAAGGTTTTAATTCTGAATTCCATTGCTTGATAAGATACTTGAAAAATCTTAGCAATCTCCTTTAGACCATCTTCGTTAATTTTATTGTCGATAATTACTTTTTTTTCTAAAGCATGTTTTATTATTAAGTCTTCTGGCATTAGAATGCTTGCTCCAAATTTATTTGCCTCTATTTCTTCTTGGTCTCCAATGTTAAAATTATCTAGGCTTCTATATTTTACCGAATCCATGGTTCCAAGATCCCCCATTTCCATAGTATGATACATAAAATGCCCCAACTCATGAGCCATTGTAAAACGCTGTCTGTAGTAATGGTCTTTTTTATTAACAGAAATTTTATAGCCACCATCTTGCTTTTTTCTAATTTGCCCAGCAATTCCTTCTGGTAACTCTGCGTTTTTATCAAGCTCAATTCCCCAGCAATGAATTATTGCCTCAACATTAACTGGAGCGTTGCTTAAATATTGTTTAATTTCTGACATATAACCTTTTTAATATTCTTGGTTGCATTAAGCTATTTGTTTCCATTGATTTTTTTCTACTTTAGCAAAGAAACTCTCTTTAGTAACAAGCTCCTCCACTTTCTTATCTTCAATCTTGATTCTTACAATTGAAGTATCAAAGCTGGCAGTAATTACTCTGCCATGCTTATCTTTCCACTTTTGAATTATGTTTTTACGGGTCATGTTTATTTAATTAGGGTTATGAAGCCTTGTGGCTCTAGGTTAGATCAAAAAGTGATTGAATCTGAATCTTCCGCTTCACTCACAAACCCATTACCCTTATCAACTGAATGTTGAGAGATTCCCTCTTCTTTCTCTTTGCCTTTGATAATATCAATCACGCTGGCAATGATTTTAGTGCTAGGAACCTCAACACCTTCTTTGTTCTTATAAGTGCCATATTCAAGCTCACCTTCTAAATAGACCTTACTTCCTTTGTCTAGGTATTGACAGACTTTAGCTAAAGAACCCCAGCAAGAAATATTATGCCAAGATGTTTTTTCTTGCCTCTCTCCAGCTTCATTTTTCCACTTTTTGCTAGTTGCAAGTGAAAAGTTAGCATAGTCTTTTCCGTTTTGCGTTTGACCAATAGCGGGTGTTTTTCCCAAAACGCCCACTAGAATTGTTTTTGATACTGACATTTTTTACTCCTTTTTGTTATTAAAAATTTTATCACAAGTTTCTTTACCTAGATTGAGTTCTAGGCAAGATATTTTGTAATATTCTTGCTTTGTATGATTAGCACAGGATTCAATATAAGCTCCTACAATGATTACTGCAATAAAACCAAATAAATAAATCACTTCATCCATTTTACTCCTTAAAATAATTATTTAATTCACTCGGCTCAAGAAATACATCTGACCAAGTTGGTTTGTCTCCTTGCGCTGTTTGCGCCCAAACCTCATACTCTTTTGTAAAGTTATAAAGCTGATCTTTGGTGAAGTCGGCAAAGCTTAAATTCTGCTTTATCTTTTTACACCATTTTAGAGCGTCTGGCTTTTCTTCCTCCTTTATATCAAAGCCTATTAATTTAAGCATTAAGCCTATTTCAAAGGGTTTTGAATCTCTTGTATATCCTAGTTCTGCCTTAGAGAACTCTTTCACTTGCTCTAAATCCCAATTTAGTTTTGGCTTCCATTTCTGAAAGTGAGGTAGCGAGAATTGGTAGAGCTTGTAAATCCCCTTTAATTGCTCTGGAGTCTTCTTGGGTTTCTCTTCCTTAAACTCCACAGAAAAATCTTTTTTTGCCGCAAGATACTCACGCATTAATCTACTTACCTGCGTTTGTTTATCTCCTAAATCGTCTGTGGTTTGGAAGTTGAATAGTAGTTTCATTTATTCTGATTCTAAAATATGTTTAATTTTATCAAGCTTATCTTTAGAAACATTGAAATACCAATCAGAATCCTTCAAGTCGCTGCGTTTAATTTTGCAAATATAAAGAAAAATCATGCATAAAATTAAAAAATTTACTAAGTAACTGCCCCCGATAAAGTTATAATTAAACCAAAAAAGAAAACCTAAGCTTCCCAAAGAGGTTAAATCTTTTGCTAAAGAGGTAAGATAACTTTCTTGATTAATTGTTATTGATATATTTTGTTCTTTTACTTTCATAATCTGTTATTGTTTGTTGGTTAACTAATCAAAATTGAGTCAAAATTTTCTGGCTCACAACCTCCGCCAAGAGTCTCAAAAGTTTCACTATCAACATATCTACCCAATTCTGGTAAACATTCTAGTTTTTCATATGTTGTTATTATTCTATCAACTGAATGATAAACCTCCATCTCCAAAGCATCTGGTCTTTCCTTAGCTAATTGGTTTAGTTCTTCTAGTAGTTGTTTAAGTTTCATAGTCTGTTATTGTTTATTTAGTATTCATTGCAAATTTGCGTCACCGTTTTGCATAAAGTGCAAATCAGTTCAAGCATAGCTCTTTTCTCTTGCTCATAAGCAAGTCTTGGTCCAGAGCCATCTGCGTATCTAGAGTTTGTTTTTCGTAAAGTATTTGAGGTTGCTTGTATTTCTTCTAAAATCGTTAATATTGCTTTATCTTTAGTTTCTTTCATCTACTCCTCCGTTAATTTATCCATTGCACTTCCTAATCCGTAAAGAAAGAGCCAGCTACTACCATTAACATAGCATCTTCTTGATTTAAAAGGTTCGCTTTGAAGAAATATTTCAGACTTTTCACCCGGAATATCAATTTCAACTTCTTTATCATTTAACTTCAATTTAAAACCAAAAAACCCATTATCATTATCATTTTTACTATTTCTGATTAGTTTCAAGCCAGTTAAATCTAAAGCTCTTGCAAATTCCTTCGCTGATTTTATAGCTTCTTCCAATGAAGCATCATTAACTGATTCTGTACCGGGATTTATTATAATCATTTCTTTAGCCTCTAATTTGTTTTAATATCTCATCACGCAAAACAATTGTTTTCTGCGCTAATCTTGCAAGCTCTGCAATAAAAACCTCATCTCTTTCAACTCTAATAATAACCAATTGCTTTTCTGGTATCTTGCAGAAGCGATTAAAAGCGATAAAGTCTAACCACTTTCTTCCACTAATCCAAAGTCCACCTTGAACTTGGCACTTATGATCTGATGGCAAGACTGGATTTAGTAGAATATTAGAGTGAGCTTCTGCCTCCAAATTCTTAATCTCAATCAATCCATCATCATCAATTAGCCCATCGGGAGAATACCCAAAATTACCACAATCACTCTTAAACATCCCAATTGGCTTTTCCTCGCCAGCTTCATCTGGTAAAGTAGTTTTAACGATATTCCAAGCTTTCTCTTGGTACATTTGCCTAGCCAACCCCTCGAAATCATTTCCTGCCTGCATGGCTGCACTTTTAAAAGAGCTTTCAGTTGTTTTCTCATAAAGCAACTCTAAAGCTAATTTCTTAGCATACTTTGGAAGTGTCGCGCTTTCCTTGCTGGTTGCTGGTGTAATGATACTGCTAAAATTAGAAGCGGTTGCAACTCCTTTTCTATGCTCTAGCCATTCATCTGAACCCTGTTCGCATAGAATTATTTTAGGCATCTTTTACCTCAGCTTTAGTATCAACTACTACATCTGGTTTCTTTTTTAATTGATTAATAACCTGCTCAAATTTACTAGCTGGCAAATCAATAATAAGGTCAATTCCATAAAATTTACAGATATTAGCTACATCCACCCCTTTAACCTTAGCTAAGTTTCCAATTTCAATTCCCTGTTCTGAATCAATAGTCTCAATTTCAAGTTCAACTACCTTTTCTAAATCATAATCTTGATTATCAAATTCTGTAATTTGCTCAATTTTTTGAATACCGCTAAAGTGAATTTTACAAGCTCTTCTAATGATAGCTACTTTCGCTTTTTCTTCAAACCATTCTTGCCAAATTGAATCTTGTTTAGCTTTACCTTTGATTTTATTAATTTCAGCCAAAGACATAGTTTCACAAAAAGAAACTAAGCGACCGCCAAGAGTGTATGAAATATGGCAATAACCACCAATTATTTTTTCTTTTTTAGCAAAAGGGTCTTTAATTTCTAAAGAATAGGTTGTTGTGTCGCCTTCGCTCTTTACTACAAACGAATCGCCTTCATAAACTAATTTACAATCAATATTTGCGTCTGGATAAGCTCTTTTAATTGAATAGATAAAACCTCTATATCCTACTTGAAGTTGAGCCTCACTGATCCATTTCGGGCTTTCTTTAGTTCCAGTATTTTTATTATATTTAACTAAATGGCAATGTTGTCTTCCATCAATCTCTAATTGTAAATCACAAGCTTGTTTGATTGCGCTAATGATACTATCTGGCGTACAATTTACCAAACTTTTCTTATCATCATTGGCTGTTTTTTTAATCTCATTTAGAACGCTAATCACATATTTATTGTGATTACTTCCCAATTGAGTTTTTAAAAGCTCTGAATTGTTTAAGCCGTTTTCTATTAATTGTAATGACATATTTTCCTTTAAGATTTAGAATCGAATTTGTTTAAATTGCCAGATGCTGCTGCTATGGCTTGCAAAGTAAAATCTTTTGTTACGCTATCTTTTATTACATCTCTAAGTTCCTCAATTTTGCGGCAAGCGTCTCTATTTTGTTGATTTAACTTTGCGTTTCTTTCGTTCAATTCAGTTATTTGTAATTCTAGGGTATTTAGAAGCTCTCCTTTCTTTTCGAGCTGATGATATACATATTTATTCTCTTCTCTTAATTGTTTAAGTTCTTTTTTAATTTTCTCTGACATTACTTCTCTCCTTTTATTTTTAATATTCTTCTAACCTTCCTAGCATTAATCTTAGGATCTTTTAAAATCCCAATCTTAATATCAGTAGCGATTAGACCATAAGCCCCTAAGAACTCATCAAGATTAGCCTTAGCCCCTTGAGACTTTAAGTAGCTTACTATCTTTACAACATCTTCAAGTGTAATCTGGTTAAACTCAAAGCAAGCGCAAGATACGCTGGCTAGTTTAATGTTAGTAGCTCTTGCAACATTGGTTTTACTTCTTTTAATTGTTAGCAAAGTTTCTGTTAGCAATTCGCCAAACTTATTGTAAGGTCTTTTTTTACGCATTTGATTTTAAAATTAAATAATTTACCAGCCGTAGCCGTAGCCGTTGCCGTCGCCCCGTAGTTGCCGTAGCCATCGGCCGTTGCCGTCGCCGTTGCCGTAGCCATCGCCGTAGCCGTTGCCGTCGCCGTTGCCGTCGCCGTTGCCGTTGCCGTAGCCGTAGCCATCGCCGTAGCCGTTGCCGTTCAAAACGCTATGGTTTTTTTCCTTATTAAATTGATTATACATACTAAGCCCATTTAGATTGTTCGCAATTCATAACTAAAACAACATTAGCAGTATCAACTGTAATATCTGGACAAGCATCTAAAATAGTATCTGGTAATTTACCTTTTATTGCTAACTCTCCCAATCCTTTAGTTGTTCCCCATTTGCGGATTACAGCAGCGTTTTGAATAATAGTTTTATTAACTGATTCACTAACATTACCGACTACAATCCAGCCACGATTTAGTACTAAAATTTGAACTGGAAAAGCTTTGTATTTAGATTGTTTTTTTAATTCCGATTCTTTAATATAAGTCTCGCCATTTATTTCTATTTTAGATGCAATTTCTTTTGTCATTTTTTTATTTATTTAAGTTAATAACAACACTCAATATAAAGATCAATTCTTATTATGCAACAACTATTTTAAAAAATATTTGCATTTTATAAAGCCTTGTGTTTACTTGCCAAAATACTTGTCAACCATTATTTTATCAAAATGGATTTAGAAAAATTAAAGAAACAATTGATTATTGATGAAGGTTGCAAATTGGAAGTTTATCTCGATCATCTTGGCTATCCAACTGTTGGCATAGGGCATTTATTAACAAAGAAAGATCCTGAACTTTTGCAATGGGAATTGGGAAGAAAAAACACGCCTAATTTTTCTATGAAGATAACTGAAAGTAGATGTCAAGAATTATTCTTAGCTGATATTGCTAATGTTGTTAAAGATTGTAGAAAGTTATTTCCAAGCTTTGATTATTATGCCGAAGAAGTTAAACAAATTATTGCAAATATGATGTTTAATCTTGGCTTGACAAGATTTTCTAAATTTTTAAAATTTATTGCAGCTATCCAATCTTTGAATTACAAGCAAGCTGCAAAACAAATGGCACATAGTGCTTGGGCTAAACAAGTTCCTAATCGAGCAAAACGCTTGATAGATAGAATGAATAAATACGCTGATGACTTATTGTGCAAGTTTAACTAATTTAAAAGACTTGTCGGGATTTCCGACAAGCCATCTACATTAAAACAATTATAAAAATGGGAAAAGTATTTAATACATTAAAAGCAATCTGCATATCGTGCAAAAAACCTGAGAGCATCCAAGGAGAATACTATTGCCCTTGTTGCATGGCCAAAGAAAAGATAAGGGAAGATTGGGCTAAAATGAAGAAAGCTGAAAGAATAGAAGCTTCAAGTTACAGGATGGAAAAGAAGCTCCCTTTTGTTGGGCAGGTTAGAGTTTTCTTTAATGGGGAGAGGAGCCGCAAGGTTTAATCCTCTTCTACCCCTTTAATAATTGATAAACACTTTTGTCAAACTTTACGCCTTTATTTTCCAGCTCTTTCAACCTAACAATAACTGCATTAATTGATTCACCAAATGTTTCGCCCTCGATCCATTCGTTAATATCTCCCGCTTGAATTGAAGTATAAAGAGCGAATCCTTCTTTTTTAGTTTTATGATGTGTAGATGCGTATAAATAAACATCGCAATCATTAGAGAATCTCAAATATGCCATAATTTACTCCTTTAATAATTGATAAATACCCCTTTGCACACTTTCCTCTTGGTCTTCAAGGGTTTCTTTCTCTAAATTATTGATTATTTCTAATAACGACAAAATTAAAGGAGTTATAACTTGATCGTGATAACTATTTAAATATTTTTGAGATATTATTGATCCAGCATATGTTAGACTCTCCAATCCTTCTGTGCTTTTCGCTTTATCTATTAATTCTTTCATGCTGTTTTGATGCCATTCTGCACGACAATCATTTAACATTTCCATCAGTTTTAGTGTTTTAGTCATAATTATTCCTTAATTATTATTATTTTCATGCTCGTCAAAACATTCCTCACAGCATTCCTTACCGTCTAATTCAGCGCAGTTGAAATCGCCGTCTTTTTGGTTATTGCAGATTGTGCAGATGTATATGCTCATTTTGATTCCTCTATTTAATTGAATTGATACTTGTTCTAGCTAAATCAAAAGCATCTGGGCATATAATTTTAATAATATTCATAGGAATTATCCAAGCTAAAGTTATCACAAAAGCTATTAAAGACCAAAATATAAGCCATAAAATCTGTATAATCTGGTATATTATCTCGATGAAGCTTTTTACTCTTTTAAAATCCATTTTACTCCTATAATTATTTATTTTTATTACTAATTGTTAAAATATCAGACTCTCTCTCAATTAAAATCCGTTCGATAGAAAGGTTTTTAAGTCAAAAGTGGTATTAGCCTTAATTATCTCCTCAATTTTCCCAAACTTCCCCGTCCATATCAAAGCATCATATTGCTCTGAACTGTCGAAGTATCTTAAGAATTTCTCCTTGTTGTGATAGTAAAATTTAGCTTTACTTGCGTTTGTGGTGATTTTTGCTAGTATGTCTTTAATGTGTATCATTTTCCCTCATTTTTTTGATAAACTGATTCGCTACATTCATGCACATTTCATATAATGGATTTAAAGTTTCTGAATATTTTTTTGTAAATTCTTCAAGAGATCCAAATAACTCTCTGTTACCATCCTCTTCTATCAAATTCCAGTCATATCCTTTTTCTTTTAATATTTTTGGGCTTTCCTTAAAAGTCCCAATAACAATCTCCCCAGTTCTTCTATTTTTAAATTCTTTCATTTTTCTCCTTAAAAATTATTAGTTTCAGTAAATCTTGAGAATTTACCATCAAAAAGCATTTCCACCTCTCCCGTTTCCCCGTCTCTATTTTTGGCAACTATAATTTGAGATTTCCCCCTTACCTCTGCCATATCTCTTTCCCATTCTTCTATTTCTTCCCTTTTAAAAGGCTTAGCTTTTGATAAATAATACTCTTCTCTGTGAATAAACATAACAATATCTGCCGTTTGCTCAATTGCACCAGAATCTCTTAAATCTGATAGAACTGGCTTGTGGTTTGCCCTGCCCTCTAAACTTCGGTTAAGTTGACATAAAAGAATTATAGCAATATTAAATTCAAGAGCCATTGCCTTCAATTCATTAACTACAATTTCAACCTCGTTAGCTTTAGACCATGTTTTTTTGTCGCAAGGTATCATTCCAAGATAATCTATAAAAACCATCTTTAAACCCTTCTTAACCGCTTTAACTATTTTTGATCTAATTTTAGCAGTAGTTTGTCTTGGTTTATCACTTAGCAATAATTTTGTATCTCTAAAAAAAGTATCACCAAAAACATTATCAATTTCACTCTGGCTTAATTTCTGTTGTTTTAAATGTGCTGCTGTGTAAGACCTTAAATTTCCAACTACCTTTCTTGCAATCGCCTTGTCCTTAACTTCAAAAGTAAAGAAGATTGTCAAATATTTCAATGAAGCCGCCATTGCCAGATTGACGCTGTAAGTTGTTTTTCCCATCGACGGACGACCAGCTAAGATTATTAAATTGCCAGCATCAATTCCACCGAGGAAGCTATCAAGAGAAGGAATCCCAAAAGTTAAAACTTCCTCCTCTTCATTTAGCATTTGCATAGAAACATCGTGAATAGTTCTTAAATCTGATTCATTGTTAGCTTCATGCTCATCAAGTCTTTTTTTAATTTCTGCACTAATCTCTTGATAAGACATTCCTCTTGTTGTCTCTATTGCATCTTTTAAATCTCTTTGCTTCCAGTAGTCTATAATCAAATTAGCGTATTCTCTAATGTCAACAATCGAAGAGGCACAATTTAAAAGCGTTGATAAATAAAGCGCGCCGCCAATTGCTTTGATTGATTGATTTGATTCACAAAATACTTTTAAACTAATCTGATTACTGCAAATACCATCTTTTTTGAAAGAAATTATTTGGTCATAAATTTCTTGATGCGCTAATTCGTAGAAGTGTTTGGAGTCAAGCATATCTTCAACTCTTCTCAAATATTCATTATTCATGATTATTGTGCCAAGAATAGCCTGCTCTGCCTCAATGTTGTATAAATTATTTTCCATTAGCCTCCTTCCATTTTTCGTAATCAGATTTTTGATTTTGAGCGTTATATCCATTGTTTTGAGATTGCGGCTTTGGTTCAACTAAACTTTTCCACCCTCCTTTGATTGCATTTTTTACAGCAAGGTTAGCGTTTCCTTTGTTTTTGTTTTCCCATTTTTCCAAATCTTCGATTGTTAATTTTAATGCCATTCCTTCAATTGGATTTTTATCTTTTTTTCTTTGTTGCAAAAATTCATCGAATAGAATTTGGTCGATAAAATCTGGTATTTTTATTTTCTTA